GCTGTGATTGATCTGCGATATCAATTAATTGTTCTAGTGCTTCTGTTCCATTATCAATAGCGCCTTTGATATTATCTCTTGCGTAATCAAAGTCTTCCTCAGCTGTTGTTTGAGGTACGTATGGTGCAACTTTATTACTTGGAGCCATCTCAATTACATTAACATCAGTAATTGATCTTAATCCCAGTGATCGATCTATATCATTCATTCAGGGACTCCTAAAAAGTCTTTGATAAATCCATAATTGTCTGAAGCTTTAATATTTGCTATTGGAATACTATTTGCACTATCACCAGTAGCTGTATTTGCTGCAGTAAGACCTGGTGTTACTTTTACACGTTCATTAGGAATTGCAGTATTCGCTATTACTATATCATTAGTTCCAGGCGTAACATCAGCAAATACATTAGTATTAGCCATTTTAATAACACCACCTGTTTTTGTAGGTCCAAATAGATATCCTTTTATTGTAAAGTTCAAAGTCCATATAATAGCTCTTCTATTAATAAAATCACCTTCATACGTATCTTGATATGTGACTGTATTAAGAGCAATAGGAATATCTAATTTTGCATCTACATCAGGTAATACATTAATTGTAGCTGTAAATTCAGGAGCAAAATATGGTAAGATCTGTTCAATAATCTGAGTACCATCATCTGCATTCTTAGTCATAACACTTAGTTCAACTGTAATATCATAAGGAACCGGGTTATATGCATATGTCATCTTAGACGGATTATTTGGATCTACTTTAACGATCTTATTAATCTTTGGTAGACGTCTATCTCCAGCATACGCAATATCAGCAATCTCAAATGACATACGAGGAAGAACGATTGCAGTAGGACGTGTAAATGATGGATCACCATCGGTACGAGCTAAAAACTTTTCTTTTGGTCCATATGATAATGGTACACGCATCGTTTGTACAAAGTCTTGATCAGTAGTTTTCCCTTTACGATTGATATAGATATCGTTAAATAGGGTTCCAAAAAGGATGATATACTTTCGAATGATCCCGTGATAATATGTTTCAAACATTAATTAAGTCCTCTTTCAATAGGAATATAGCCTTCAGCCAGAAGCTGATTCCATTTGTCTGTATTTGGTTTTGCCATCTTTTTTATTCCATTTAAAATCAACGCACGGGATCCTCTATTTGAATCACCAATCTTTTTTCGCAACTCTTCATTGTTCATTGCATTATTCATACTCATTTTATGCTTAGTTTCAGCGCTATGAGTTTTACCATGCATGCCAATTTTTCCTTCTATTTGAAGACGTTTAGTGTTTTCAGATATCTTTTTACATGTTGATTCACTTCTAAGATATTTTTGATAATATATTTTCATAGATAATGAACACGTCTTAGATATTTTTTGTCGTGTTTCTAAGGGAATAATTCTACCTTTATTTTTAGACTTTCCAATATTAGCTTCAGATATTTTTTTACCTATTATTTTTACTTTATCTGGATCTGTAGTCCAATGTCCATTCATATGCTTTGTCAAATTATAATACTTTTTACCAAGCAAATCATCGGTGATCATTGATAACCATTTATATTCTTCTTGCAATAGGTCGATTCGTGATGTACCTATCCTAGATAAAATTTTTCTTCTAAAATCAGTTGGTCTTCTTTTATAAGACTTTCTCATCCATCTTGAACTACAAATATATCCATCGTCTTCAGTTCCCCAATGTGACCCAATGTAATATCTGTTATGTTTCTTATCACGCCAAATGTATATAAAACCATATTTCTCCATAAATACCTCCATATATTATGAAAGTATTTATAATATATGGTACTTCTAGAAGTGTCCCTCACTAAATGGATCCGCTTCACTGAAGTCGATAATATCAGCTCCTTCAAGTTCAAACTCGGTATTATCTTCGAAGCTATCACCTGCTTGAGTAGAGAAGTTATATCCTGATTGTAATATCGGATATCCGTCTGAACCTAGAATCTGTAGACTATCATTCGTATACAGCGCATATGAAGTTGTAGCAAGAGAAAAATCTCTTTCAATATTATCAACTGCAGCAAGACCTGTATTTAACCTTTCGCTGCTGTACTCAAAGACTTCACATGTTAAATCATATGTTTGTAATGAACCAAATTGAAAGAATATTGCTCTGCGATCAGTATACTTAACAACAAACACTTTTTGATTCAATGGAAAGTAGATTATGTCACCTTCATTAGGACGAAGGATTGATGCAGGTGTTCCTACTGCAGTTGCAAATCTTGTCTGTGATACTGAAAATGTAATCTGATCTCTGATCTCTAAACCAAATTTAGATAATAGATGTCCATCACCTTCAAAACCATCTACGTTCTTAATATACATCTCAACAGGATAATTTGCTATGTACTTATGGATAGGAGACTCACCATAGATCTCGTCTTTTTCAACTATAGTTCTAGGACAATAGTACATGTCCATGCCATACATCTTAATAGATTCAATGACTAGATCGTTAACTAGAGATTGTTCAGCTGCACTTGTGTAATTATTAAAATACTGATTGGTTGACATATTATCCCACCATATCTAGCACTGGCAACGAGTAGGAATTAATCATCGTGTCTTCTAGTTCTTTGACCTCTGTTACAGCATCATCATAGATCTTCTCACCATTGAATTGAACTCCACCTGGCATATTCATACCAATAAATTTAGTTAGATTAGATCCCCACTGTTTCTTAATCAAAGCAGTTGCATATCTCATCAACCAATTATCTTTCCATACATCTGTAAACGTTGTAGGATCAACTATCTCATACGCTTCGATCAATAGATATTCACCAATGTTAATAATATTCCAGTCCATATCGATATAGATCTGATTTCTATTACGATTGAAGCGGATAGGTTGTTTACCAACTAGCAACTCTTGAATAAGTTGTAGATGTTGGAATGTCATGTAGTATGGAACCATTGACACAGAAGTCAATGTATAGAGATCATTCAAAGCGATCTGATAACGAATGTTGAATAGATCGTCTGAACGAATGGAAGGATCACCAATAGAGAACACGCTTACTGCTCCAATGATATTCTCAGGGAGTGTAATATATTTGTTTGTCTTGGTAGTAGCATCGACTTGATGCTTATAGTAGATTTTTTCGGTGCCGTCAAAATGATAATCCCAGTAGTATCTAAGAGCATCATCGATACGATCTTCTACCTGAGTATCATCTACATTGATCTCAATAACTGGTTTACCCAGTCTTCTTAAGCAATATTGTTTAAACGTTTCGCGGGTAGTTGGGGCTGCCATATTTTACTCCTATAATAATGGAGTATTTATATTGCAATAGAATTACAAACCCAGAGATCTATTTAATTTGGTCAAATCAGCACATGTATAGCTTTGATAGCTGTTTTTAAGATTTTCTGGCATAGGAATCTCAACAATAGAGACATTGTAGAGCTGCGCAACTTCATAGAAGCTCTTAGGTTTACCTGATCCCACATTCCAGATGCCATTTTCTTTAATATCTAAGAACTTCATCTGAATATCAAACACATCATCAACATGAATAAAATCACGCTTAAAATCTTTACTACCTTCGAAGACTTTAATTTGTCCAGCTTCTGCTTGTTTCATGAACTGATAGTATGGGCTTGCTTGATTACCTTTATGTTCTTCATGCGGACCATGGACATTGAAGTATCGAAAGCCTTGAATACGAATATCTTCATCTATCCATTGTGGTTCTAATCTATCAAATAGGTATTTCGACCATGCATATGGAGTTCTAGGATCTTTTGGTGCAGATTCATTGAAGTTAATACCAAGACCATACACAGAAGCAGATGACGCATATTGAAGATTGACTTTATGCTTTACACATTTTTTAAGAAGCCATGTAGTAAAATCAAAGTTCTGCATCATCACCTTCTCTACATTAGTTTCTGTAGTAGAAGATATTGCACCTAGATGAATGACCCAATCTAATCCTTCAAAGTCTGGTGGAGAATCTAACCATTCAAATAGTGAAATCTCGTGCTTATCTTTAAGTTTATTGACAAAGTTCTGACCAATAAATCCTTTGTATCCTGTAATAAGAATCTTCATCTCTGTGAATCTCCTGGAGAAACTCTGTAGTTATCTTCTTCTGAATCAGGAGTAGACACTTCTACAATAGTACCTTCTACATTACAAATTAATTGATGTGGAAATAATGGTGGGTTGTGCCACACATCACCTTGTCTGAGTATTCTTGAATCATGACTAGCATCTTTAGTGTTTATCCATCTAACTTCAAATTCACCTGAAAGCACGTACCAAGTTTCATCCTTTACTGCATGAAAATGCATAGAGAACTTTTTGCCCTCTTTGAAATGCATGAACTTGCCGCAGTATTTATCGTTGGTCACCCATATATCTTCATGACCCCAACCTTTATCTACTTTACCGATTGCTCGCATCTTCAATTTCCTCTAAAGTTGGAGCATATACGCCAATATGCTTTACAGTAACGGATGCTGCTATATTTGCAAATTTAATAGCAGTTGGGATATCCTTTGTCTGTATATAATTGTAGCATAACGCAGCTAAAAATGTATCTCCAGCTCCACACACATCAAATACTTCAGTATGAGGTGCAAGATAATCAACTCCATTATATGAAGCACCCCGTTTTCCTTTAGTTACAATAACGCCTGCGCCACCACTTGTTCTAGAATTATATTCTTTTTCATTGATCTTAACTATAGGATTTTCATTCTCTTTAATTTTGCTAAACCTAGCTAAGTCTGTTTTCTTGGTATCTATAAAGACAGGACCGGTATACATATCTAATATGCTATCAATTATCGTGTATGTAATGGATCCTTTATCGTAATCACTGATGACTACAGCATGATACGAGTTTAACCAAAGAGGATCCCATATAAAGTTTATAGGTTTTGATATCTGATCCTCATCGATTCTTAATATCTGCTGTTTGCTTTTTAAGTCGATATACCTAGTCTTTTTACATGATCGAATACCAGCATGATGATCTACATCGCATCCTAGATTTAATAAGTTTGAGTGTACATTCCATGACATACCTTTACGAGTATCAGAATGTGATGGTGTAAATATAGGAACTGGAGCTTCAGGACTAATTCTTTCTACAGTACCATATTGATATGCATCTACACAGGTATCACCTAGAAGCAATATCTTGAATTTTGTTTGTTGTTGAGTATTCATCTATTCTATCAAACCATATAGTAGGGATTGGATATTTGCTAGGATTATAATTAGGCTTATGATCGGAACCTTTTATAATTATACTACAATTGCTAATATAAGTACACAGTTCTTCTTCAGTCTCAAAAAATACGACATCATCTACAGCCTTTAGATTCATCAACATCTCTTTTCTTTCGAATTGATTATTGATTGGTCTAGACTCTCCCTTTAATCTTTTAACACGAACATCAGTATCAATAGCAACTAAAAGATAATCTCCCTGGCTTTTCGCATAATTTAAAAGACGTAGATGTCCAGGATGCAGGATATCAAACGTACCATTCACAAATATCTTTTTCATTCTGCTCTATAGACTCCAGTATCTCCAGCTATTCCTTCAATATGCATAACATCAGGATCAATTACCTTCTGATGTGGAATATTATAGAAGTGCCCAATTTCAATATTGTGTTTCTGTAACATAATGAAGTCAAACATCTGTGGAATCAAATTATAGTATTCATCAAAAAGACTTGCATCCATAGACCATAATCTAGTTTCAAAATAGATGACACGCTCTCTTGTTTTCCACTGATCTAGAGTAACATCCCATTCATTTACTTTAAAACAATACATTCCATTCCAGTATTCTTTTTCATATTCTGTAATATCGAATGTGTCTGTGAGTCTATATCTTCCAGTTAATTTGAATATACGTTTGCCAATTAATCCTTTTTCTTTCATGATTCGAAGTGCTAATTCCATCATGTATATCTCGCCTACACCTTTTGAATGAATCTTATTAGCAAGACGAGTAAAAAGATTATGTTCCATCTGAACAAACACATCAACCTGAGGATTAATTATATCAACTTGTTCTTGAGTTAATGGCACTATAGAGTTATCAATGTAGATGATTCTTACGTCAGAAACCTTTTTGTGTATAGACTTAAATGTTTCCTGCAGTTCATCGAATCTTTTCTTACCATCAACTGGACCATGATCTGTGTTGATCGTCGATAGTACTACAAATGTATAAAAATCATTGTTCATTTATATCTTTCAAAATTTCTTCTTTCATCTGCTCTAATGGCAGATCCCAGTTCTTAGGTTTAGTCTGTTTAAACACTTTTAGATTATCTCCATACCATATACTCGAATATTCGCTTCTTCCTGGTAGTGGTGGGCTTAACCATGTAAAATATGCAGAGATTGGAATTAATCCATACGTCTTAGTTCCCATGATAGCTGCGGCATGCAACACAGAAGTACATGATGTGATAACAAGATCTAGATTTTCAACTAATGCAAATGTATCATCATATGATTCAATCTTATCTGTATGATCTATAAGCTCTGGGTATTTTTCTGCTAATTCAACTCCATCACCGATCTGCAAAGAATAGATCTCTACATCTCTTCCAGCAAATGTAGTCTTAATCATATTCATCATACCGTCTAGAGGAACTTGACGATGCAGATCTCTTTCATTCTTTGCATTACCCTGCCAACGAACACCGATCTTTATAGCTTTAGAATTTTTTATAAACGCCCATTTTTCTCTAGCTTCTTCAGATGGAGACAAATATCTTTCTTTGATAACTTCTTCTTCTGTAACCTGTAGCCATAGAGGAACTTGCATTGCATAGGTCCACATCGCATCTTCAGGTATATTATCGAGATTCATGACAGTCTCATATCCACATCGATTAAAGATATCCATCAGATCTTTTCTCAGTGTATAGTAAACAGGTTTAAATCCCATTTCTTTCAATTTGTCCATCCAACGAATCGTGATGAACTCATCTCCTATACCACCACCTTCCATGAATAAGACAAGAGTTTTCCCTGGAAATTTACCACCTGCCCAGTAAATGTATGGCAGTTCTTTTGGAGAAAACCAAAGTTCTAGTTTCTTTACATTAATCAAGAATCCAGCAAGCCCTTTTAAGAACTCACCTTTTTCCATATCATATGTACCTAGATTGAAGTTCACTATATCACGATGTCTTTCAGATAGAGTATCTTCTCTTGCTTTTAGATCTCTCAATATCTTTTCTGAATCAATCTTATTTCCTAGAAGGTAATGAGAGAACACCATCTCAAGTAACACATCAACAGAATTTGGTTGGACCGCATCATTAAGCTTAGAATAATATAAAGACTTTTCTGGTATATTCAAGTTATTATACATCTTTGCAAGATTTGCACGACAGTTGTATTTCCCTTGATTATCCTGTACCATATCAAGAACCTTCAATGCATACTTCTCAGCCTTTTCTGCATTCCTTAGATCAAGATATAGTTTTGCTATCAGATTAAATTGTTCTATATCAGCAGAATAATTAGCAAACACATCTAATAGATTTTCTGCTAGTTTATCTTCATTATGTTTTTCTAGGAACTCAACGATCATTGACAATGGATCGTTTTTTGCATAATCATCTAATTTCATTCTGTCTCTCAATAATCAATAAGCCATTATTATGTGTTGCTTCATGAACTACTTTCCATTCTTTATTCATGATCAGGAATTGGTTGATAGCAAATGCAATACCCATCCCACCATTATATCCAAATTCAACAGAAGGATCTTGTCCCCATTGACCGTATGTTACAGTATCATGAAATGCGATGTACTTACTTACTTTATCAGCATGCAGCTTAAGTTCTTTTTTAAGCTGTCCATACTGGTGTAGAGTATCTATAAAGAGAAATTCTGTAGGTTCTATCTCAATCTCTAGAGTATTTGCTTCAATATAATGATAGTCCCATCCACTAGCTTGTGCAATATTAAACCACTTTTGGACTACAGGATGGATATCAAGGTCATATGATATTAATCTTAATGGGTTTGCATATAAGAATGCAGAGGTACTTTGACCATCTCTTACACCCATCTCTGTAATAAACTGACATCTCTTTGCATATTCATATAGTGTGGGTAGATGTTCATTGATGTCTGTTTTTGCAGCACAACATGAATCATATACTAGTTTAAATGAGGTAATCATTCTTTTACTGCCGCCAATTTAATTAAGGTGTTCATAGCAACGTTTGTTGCCTCTCTCATAAGTCTTGTGAATATAAACAATTCTTCTTCAGACAAAGTTCCATTATCTCTTTTTTCATGAATGCTTTGAATCAATGGATGATAGAATTGATCGTATTCAAAATCATACCAAATAACATCAAAGTCCATATCATACTTGTACGCCATACCAGAACTTGATCCAATAGTTTCCATGTGATGCTTACAGAACTTCTTACTGAACATGTTCATGATGTTCACAGTAATCGGTCTCTTATGAGTAGGATCTCCGTAGAATACGTCATGCTGATGGTGTGGAACGATGATGTCAACGATAGCACCATGTTTACAGACTCGATGCATCTCCTTCATCAATGGAATAAATCCATCTCCGATATGTTCAAGGATATGATGAGCTTTGATCTCTTCAATAGAATTATCTTCAAATGGAAGTTTGACATTAACATCATCTAGATTTACTGTATAGTCAGGATGAACTAATGGATCATCATCTACATTTAAGAAACCATCAAATCGTTTAAAACCACTGCCAAGATTAATCTTCATAATTTTGCCCCAGTAAAATTTACCCAAAACTTTCTAAACTCACCCTTACGTTGACTTAGATAATGAAATGGAATTGTATGAATTAAGCATCGTGATGAGTACAGATAGATGGGATGCGGACCATTATCTAATGCTGATGCAAAGTGAGATACACCAGTATCTCCACCATAGAAAACATCAGCTGTCATAATATGATTTATATTTGTCTCAAAGTCATATTCAACTTCAAACCCATGAGGATTCATGTCACGATACAGCATGTCCTTTGAGCAAATGATTTTTTTATGATCAGGATATTTTGCATTGCATTCTTCTAAGATATCTGCAAACAGTTCTTTAGACCAGTTTCTTTGGACATTATATTGTGCATCATATAAAGGAAATATAACAACTTTCTTTTCTTTAGGATATGGATTTTTTATAGTAACATGATCACCGATGATATCACGATAGTCCCATACGCTCACGTCTTTCCATGGAAGCGTTGTTGTTCCAATATCTTCAGAAAAACAATCAGTGAGCTTACTAAGAATTCTAAAGAACTTATAGATATAGTCTTCTTTATTTAAAGCACCAGGAAGAAAATGAAACTTGATTGAAGGATCCTTCAATCTCATGTGCTGAATAATATTAAGAATGGCGATCAAGTCGCCATTTCGTGTGCCTAGAGGACCAAACGTGGATGAACTAATGTTATAGACCATTGTATACCTTCAATCAAACAAAACATGATAATATATATGTGACTTACATGCCGAACTGTGGAACTGCTATAGCATGAACAGTCTGATCTCCAGAAACTGACTTCCATATATTTAAAGAACCAATTTGTACGGGAGATGAAAAATAAGCTGTAGCTGATGCATTTCCTATTTGTCCAAAGTTATTACGACCCCATGACCAAAGACTACCATCAGTTTTTACAGCATATGATCCATTAGTTCCAGCTTTAAGTTGTTTCCATGTAGTTAGTGCACCTATTTGAACAGGAGAAGAATACTGGAGTGTGGCATCACTTAAGTTTAAACCTAACTGTAAAAAGTTATTTTTTCCCCAAGTCCATATTGTTCCATCTGTTTTTATGGCTGATACATGTGATGTTCCTATGCTTACAGATTTCCAACTGTTTAATGTACCAATTTGTATTGGTGAACTATAAGATATATTTGTACCATTCCCTAGAGAACAGTTTGTTGTAGCACCCCACATGTAAAGTGATCCATCTCTTGTAATTGCACCAGTGATAAGGCCATTTACATCTACAGCAACACTTGTCCAATTAGTTAATGATCCAACTTGAACAGGAGAAGAGTAATACGCTATTAAATTTGAATACACATTACCAGATCCAGAACCCCAAGTCCATAATGTTCCATCAGTTTTTATTGCTGCTGCATGACCAGAATTAACAGCAACAATATTCCAGTTAGTTAATGCACCGATTTGAACAGGAGAAGAGTAATTAACTGTGACAGTATTGTTTATAGTGTAACCAGCGTTATTGCCCCATACATAAATTTTTCCATCAGTAGTAACAGCAGCAACAGTTTCGGTCCCACTTGATACCATTTTCCAATTGGTTAGTGAACCGATCTGAACAGGCGAACTATATTTAATACCAACTGTTCCATTACCTATCGATCCAGATGCACCAGATCCCCATCCCCATAATGTACCATCAGTTTTTATTGCGTGCTGTGATGAAGTTCCGCTTGATACCATTTTCCAAACTGATAATGCTCCAACTTGAACAGGAGAAGAGTAATCGACTGCTGAACTATTTCCAATGCTTCCATTAGCACCAGATCCCCATCCCCATAAGTTTGATGTTTGAAACTGCACCTTCTCAACTAGAACATCACCGAGATCGATGATAGTATCAGATGGAGTACCATCTGCATTTTGTACTGCGAATGTATATTTCGTTGAAGACATTATTGATACCCATCCAATATTCCGAATACTGCATAATAACCACCAGAAATAGATTTCCAGTTATTTATGGCTCCAACCTGCACAGGAGATGAATAATCAATGACATTATTAATTCCTAATTGACCATCATTATTTCTACCCCAACTCCATACTGTGCCATCTGTTTTTAAAGCCCATGCACAATACATGTCACCAACGGGAAATAATGCTTGCTTCCAACTTGATAAGCTTCCAACTTGAATAGGAGATGAATAGCTTACTACATCTGCATTTCCCATCTGTCCATATGCGCCCCATCCCCAAACCCAAAGAGTTCCATCAGTTTTAACTGCTCCACCCAACCAAGTTCCACCTGAAATTTGTTTCCAATCAGATAGTGCTCCAACTTGAATAGGAGATGAGTAATTAATAGTAGTACTATTTCCAAGTTGTCCTAAATCATTTTTTCCCCATGACCAAAGAGTTCCATCAGTTTTTAATCCATACATAAAGCCTTCACCAACAGCAATATCTGACCAAGTTGTTAGTGCTCCAACTTGAACAGGAGAAGAATAGCTAATAATATTTGCACGACCAAGTTGTCCGTATGTGTTATCACCCCAAGAGAATATGGTTCCGGCTGTTGTGAGTGCTACGGCAGACCCACCATTTGATTGAATTTTTTTCCAGTTTGTTAATGCACCGATTTGTACAGGTGATGAATATTGCAATGTTACCGCAAGACTTCTTCCAAGTATTCCAGAGCTATTAGATCCCCAAGACCATAGTGTGCCATTTGTTCTTATGCCAAACGATGCTGCTCCTGCATTAATTTGATTCCAGTCAGTTAGTGCACCAATTTGTACAGGTGACGAATATGCTGCTCCTGCACTAGCATTTCCTAATTGACCAGCAGATCCATCTCCCCATGCCCATAATGTTCCATCAGTTCTGATAGATAAAGCATAATTTATTGATGATACTTGTTTCCAAGTAGTTAGTGTTCCAATCTGAATGGGTGAAGAATATTTCACATTAGCACCATTTCCAAGTACTCCAAGATTACCTCTTCCCCATCCCCATAATCCTGGATTAATTTTTCCACCAACATAAGATGCTAATGAAGGATACCGATCAATTAATTCAGTTTTCTTAAGATATCTAGTTGTTAGATCTGTTGCAACACCATTATAAGATATAGTAAAACCAGATGCATTAAAATCAGGAATTTCAAATACCCAACCACTAACATTCACACCTTGTGCAGACGTAAGTGCATTAGTATACCACGT